TGGTATTAATTTGACGGGTGGGAGTTCATAATCGGGTGAAAGCGTGATCTCCCAATCATTAATGGCCTCACGCGATATACGCAGTGTACTGATGTTGGTACGTGAGACACCAAATTGCAGTTCCTTAGGTTGCCAACCCTGTCGCCGTATATCTGAATATTCCGTACTGCTGATGCACGCGTAGCTACAAAATTGTTTAACCCTGAAGCACCATTGCTCAGTGGGCAATGCTGATGGATTACGCGGTCTATACCGCAGATCAAATCTGGAGATCAATTTACACTCACGCCAAACATCGTAATCTCCACCCGCACATAGGGCAAGCCGCCCGGCAGCATGTGCCACACCTCACGCGGCGCGCAGAAGTTCATCAGGCCGCTGGCAATGCCCAGCGCCACCAGCTTCTCAATATCCGCCATATCTACCGACCAGATCACACCATCACCGCGCTCAATCATGTTGCCCACGCTGCCGCCCTCACCCACGTCGCTTCTAAAGCCTGCGGGCAGGCTCAACAACATGCGAATAATTTCTTCGCGGTAGCCATGCAGCTTCTTGATTGAGAATGTGTGCCTCAGCAACCATCCCACCACCTCAATGCGTTGCAGGCTGTTGCGCGTGCCCTCTGCCCGCCAGCACGCGCCATAGACGTGGTGCACGCGGTCAGCGGTCAGATAGCTATCGTCAGTTGTGGTCATATAGGGTCCTGCGCGGGTTGTCTGGGCGTAGGCGTCACGGTCTTGGCTGCAAACCCTCTAGGAATGCTCCAGACGCGTGTGCCCTTGCCGTTCAGGTTGAAAAAGCCGCTCTCACCGCCTATGGCGCGTAAGCGCGTAACCATCTGGCCACGCGTGTATATCTTGAAGTTAGCGTCGTTTAAGAACTTCTGCAAATCCTTTAACCTGAACCAGTATTTATGCTGCTCAGCCTTCTCATCCTCATCATCAAGCCACGGCAGACCCAACAGTATCTCCTCACGTGAATTGCTCTGCTTGTGGTTGTTGATGAAATCATCCAGTATCTCAATGAACTGGCCGCCGTAGCCTACCTCCTCTGATACCTCTATCTTGTTCACTTCCCGCATGGCTTCAGCCAGAACAAGATCCCACGCCTGTTGCTTCATGCCTTCAAAGCGCATGTAGAAGCGGTCGGTGCATACCGTCTGGAAATTGCGATAATTGACCAGTTCCTGCGTGGTCAGTTCAATGCGGTGTTCGCCAACATCCATGAACCACAGTGGCGGGTCTGTGGGCAGCACGCTGAGCCCACCTATGACGGGCATGCCATTGCTGCCTGAAGCCACACCATGCTTGCGCGTGCGGCACAGGGCGCTCTGGCAGACAGCTACGATTGGTTGCTTCTTGCAGGGGTAGAAATACTCCTTTGATCTAAGGCTCTTGAGGATATCACCCATTTCAGCATTGTTCAGGGGCGGATCTACAAACTCACGGTTCCAGCGCTCAACCTCCTGTTCCCAGCTGTTGGGGTATTTCTTCTTGGCAAATACGCCAAAGGCCATCATGCCTTCGTTACGTGAACCTTGAACCAAACCTACGCGGCTGAAGTGCTGTAAGCAGGGTGGCCCATCTTTGAACTCAGCTTCCTTGCTGGTCACCTTCTCACTCTTGGGTGCCGCATGCTGCCCTTGACCCAACCATGCCGGGACGGCGGCCAAACGGTCACACTCATCTATAAATTCATCAGGCGTCATCATGCTGCCATCACGTCTGACGGCCCAGCGGGTATCGCCAAAATATGGCATGTTGATCCATGATCCTAAATCGCCACGCTCAACCGCCACCTGTCGCTGCTTGGGGAATATCTCAGAGCCGCCATAACCCACCAAGGCTGACAGGCTCTGTAGCCCCATCTGCATGGCCGTGGCTGTAATCCGCTTATTGAAAAAAGCCCAGACGTGGGCTCCATCTGACTTTGAGCGCGTGATGATTACCTGCGCACCTTCTTTATCAAGTTTCTTGTACAACGCACTGATATCAACGCTATAATCATCAATATCAATAGCCCCGAAACAACACTTGTTCTCAGCATCAATAGGAATAACGCCTAATGGCGTCTCACCATCCAGATGTGTGCCCCAAAGATTATCCCAATTCAGACCCTTGCCACGTTTGGTAACCGCTGAGGATTTAATCTCAACTTTGCCCCCCAGTATCTCCGCTACTGCGGCATCCTTGTTGTAGAAGCCATAGGCTTCATGGAAGCCCTCAAACCGCTTGGCAAAGCGGCTCACCAATTTTTCGCTGATCATCAATTCACATCCTTATGGGGCCAAAAGGGGCATACTTGGTGTTCGCTGGCCGGGTGCGACCCGGCTACAAGCAGGCTATGCCAGACCTTGGCGGGCTCAGATTTCGTCAGACACCCCGCCACCGTGGCTGTCTTCATCAGTGCTGGCCTTGATGATGCCTGCCTTGGCACCCTCATGCAGGCTCTTGCCCGCCGCCAGCAGGCCGGGGTCTTCAATGCGGCCACCGTCATCAACGGTGGTCACGTAGAATGACCCCTTATTGTTCTCACGCGGCTTGCTGCCGATGATGTACTTGCGGTACCAGCTGGCCATGGGCCGCACCTGACCATTGATGATCATGGGTTTGCGGGTGGCCGGATCAATGACCTTGAAGCCGGACATCAAAGTATTCCACTGCTTGCTGCTGGTGTGGCCTGTTGACTTGAAGGCAATCACCGCTGGCTGCGGCACCTCACCCGTGAGGATCTGGCCAAAGTGGTAGCGGGTCTCCAACAGTTCAGTGCCCCGACTGGTGGTCCACTTGGCTGGGTTCTGCGGGTCAGCGCCCTGCTTGCCGCCCAGCTTGCGCATGGTGTCCTCTACCGTGCCCTCAATGGGGTGGCGAGCCACCAAACCACCGCCCTGCTCGCGTGGCACCCACTCAACAATTTCCTTGCTGAGCATGCAGTGCTGGAACTCAAGGCGCGGCAGCTTGGTGCGCTTGGCCGTGACTTCATCGCCAGCGTACAGCGTCTTGGTCGCCTTGTTCAGGTACATGCCCGGCTCAGCGCCTTCAACGTATTCGGCGTCACGCTTCTTGACCTCAGGGCTCATATCCTGAAGCAACACCACAAACGGCAGGATGTTATCCTCAGATGCCCCGCTGACGCCAGCCCCGGCGTCATCCAACATCTGCTGAAGCATTTCAGCGGTGATCAGGTCACCGCCGCCGTTTTCCTTCTTAGCTAAGTCCTTGGCCATTCTCTCACTCCTTCACTTGGGTTATCTTGACTATGCGACCAACCGTGCCACCTATCAAATCCAATGGTGGCAGCTGTTCACCGCTTTCATGCAGTTCCTTCAGCCACTTCGTCAACGTGGCATGATGCACAGAACGCCTGCGCAGCACCTCAGCCTGCTGAAACCGGGTCTTGATCAGGCGCTCGGCCAGTATAGCATCCTCATTGCTGCCGCGCGCAAACTCAACCACAATCTGGTTCTTGATCAGGTCAGACGCGTCATGCGCCTCAAGCCACGCAAGACCGGGGTGGTTCTGGTCCTCAACCGGGATGGCCGCCTTGTAGTAGGGCATGGCCTTGAACTGCCGCCCGTCTACCTGAAGCAGCGGCACGTCAGCATCATCCATCAGTTCAACAAGGTCAGTGGTCAGTATGGCCATGCGCCGGGCCTTGAGTTCTGCAATGCGCATTTCATTCTTGGCAATGCGATCATCTATGTCATTCAGTTCAGCCGCCAGCTGCCGCATGCGCTCAAGCGTTGGCCCAGCCGGGGGATCAGTATCTGTCATGGTGGTTTGTCCTAGTTGCTTACCCGGTTGAGGGTACAGTCCGCCGGGCCTCACATCAATTTCTTTATACGCGTAAGGGGGTAAATTTTATTTTTACCATTTTCACATGCGTGCTGATAAAGTGATAAAGTGATAGCTTACGCGCGCGCGCCCTTGCTGGCTATGGCTTTGCTTAGTTATCACGCGCTTATCACTTTTGCAGTTCTATCACTTTGCCCTATCAATTGCACCCCCGGCTGACCGAGGTTACACTCAAACCCATGCTTCAAGACATCCCTGACACCTATACCCCCCGGTCACCCCCGCTGGCCCATCAGCAAGAGGCTTTGGCCATTGGCTGGCGGCGTGACTTTTTCGCTTACTTTCTTGAAATGGGTCTGGGCAAGAGCCGCGTGGCGCTTGATGACTTCCTGCTGAACTATGAGGATAACCGCGTTGACGGCCTCATCATCATTGCGCCCAAGGGCGTCTACACCAACTGGGGCCGCATCAGCCGCGAGAACCCCGGTGAGGTGCAGCGCTGGCTGTGGGCCAAGTACGCTGACACCGCGCAGACCTACATGTATCGCGCAGGCCGCAAGAAAGCTGACTATGATGTGCGCCGCCAGCTGCTGAACACCAGCATACCCAGCCCCCGGATACTGCTGATCAACGTTGAGGCGCTGGCCTCAACCGGGGATGCCGCTGAGCTTGTCAGGCAGTTCTGCCAGACCCACCGCACCATGATGGTGGTTGACGAGTCAACCGTCATCAAGAACCCCAAGGCCAAGCGCACCCGCTTGCTGCACAAGCTGGCTCAGCTGGCCGTAATGCGCCGCATCATGACAGGTTCACCATCCACCGGCTCACAGTCTGACCTGTGGGCGCAGTTTGAGTTCCTGCGGCCCGGTGCTAACCCGCTGGGGTTCAAACACTTCGTCATGTTTCAGGCGCACTTCAACAAAATGTTCATCATGCAGGGGCATGGCTTCAGCTTCAAGAAGGAGGGTGGCCCGCTCAATACGGAAGAGCTTCAGCACCTTGTCAGCCTGCACAGTTTCAGGCGGCGCAAGGTGGACTGCCTTGACTTGCCGCCCAAGGTTTACAGGCGCTGGGAAGTTGAACTGACCAAGCAGCAACAGACCGTTTACAAGGAGCTACGTGACTTTGCCTTGGCCACGGTCAACGTCAAGGACAGCATGGAATTTGTACCGGTGTCTACCGAGTTGGTGGTCACCCAGCTGATGCGCATGCACAGCGTCATCTGCGGCCACATCAAGACGGATGACGGTGTGGTGCGCCGCCTTGACAGCAACCGCATGGCTGCCGTTGAGCATATCATCAGCGCCGCTGACGTGCAGGAGCAGGTGGTGATCTGGTGCCATTGGCGTGAAGACGTGGCGCTGGTCATCAAGCGGCTGCGTGAGCTTTATGGCGAAGATGCCGTTGCCGCATGGCACGGCGGCGTCAGTGCCCCCGACCGTGAAGAATATGAGGCCGACTTTCAGGCGGGCCGCCGCCGCTTCATGGTGGCCACCGACCAAGCCGGGGCGCGTGGCCGCACGTGGACCGCAGCCACCTTGGTGATCTATTACTCAAACGGTTACGATTGGGAAGTGCGGGATCAGTCTGAAGACCGCACCCATCGCATAGGCACCGTGGGCACCGTCACCTACGTTGACATCGTAGCCCCCGGTACTGTGGATGAGAAGATCATCAATGCCCTGCGCACCAAGCGCAGCATTGCCCGCGCCGTGGTGCAAGACGGGTTGGCGGCATGGATATAGCTTGACATCCAGTAGTAAGCGAGAATACTGCTAGTATATCGTTTACTCAGGGGGCACCATGAACGCCAAAGTCATACCCATCACCGCCACGCGTGGTCTGCACGTCTCACTGGATGAGCTTGTGGGCTTTGAGGGCGTCAAGCTGCTGGCCAAGCTGATCCAGCAATGGCACCGGGCTGATAAGAGCCGTAAGCTGAAGGATCTTGCCCGTCTTGCCAACCTGACGCCCACTACGGTGTCACGCATCATGAGCCGTGAGACGCGCAGCCCGCGCATGCTCACCTGCATCATGCTGTTCAAGGCGTTAGGGTTCACCGCAGTACGGTTTGAATAATAGCGCTAGTCGCCTAATTTTTAACGGTGTACTGTGACGCTTTACGAGTTCTAGCATGGGCCATGTGGGCGGCTGGCATAGTGTGCTGCCCAGTTAAGGGGATAAACGCATGAAAACCATATTGGGGACAGCAGCCCTGTTGCTTCTGCTGGGCATGGGTGCGGCCAACGCAGCCACCGTGACACTCGGCGGTCAGGCTTGGACGCTTGGCGGTACTGCCTTGCAGCTTGAGGCAACGCCGACGCCAACCGCCAATCAGCCCAAAGATGCGCCGTGCCTCATCTGCGGTGGCGCTCAGCCACAGCAGCCTGCCAATTTCGGCTACAATGACTTTGGCAACACCGGCAATGCCAGTGATCTGGCGTTCTTTTCGTCGGGCATCTTCAAGGATCATCTTGCCGGTGACACCATCGGCACGGCCTACACGTTTGGCACGCTGAGCAACTACCTGCTGGGCATGAACGACCCCAACCTGACCTTCAGCATTGGTGTTGACATGAACGACACCAACAAGGCGCAGACGCTGGAAAGTTTCTTCTTTCTGGACCTGACCACGCACACCGTGTTGGCGTCATACTCACCGGGGCCGGGTGGCACGGAGCTGCCATCTATCCACAACGGCACCGGCTATGCTGACTACCTGCTGACCGGCGCGTCGCTGGCGGGCATCAACGTGGGTGACCAGCTGCTGTTCTACTCACGCATCAGCGGCGCAAATGACGGGCCTGACAGCTTCTTTCTCGTAGCGCAGCCCAATGCAGTGCCGCTGCCTGCGGGCCTGTGGCTGTTTGGCACGGCAATTGCCGGTCTGGGCGCTTTCAAGGCCAAGGCGCGTAGTCGCGCCCGCCGCAACACCAATCTCACCACGGCTTGATCAGGCCGTAGTGAGGTAAGGGCGGCCCCCTTTATGTCCAGAATGGCCGCCCTATTTTCTACCCTGCAACTACCAACTCATGAGGTTAACCTAATGCGCAAATATCTTGTAACTGTGGCCGCAGCCGCCGTGTTGGCGTTTGCGGCTTCACCCGGCAAGGCCGCCGTTATCAATGACCTTGGCGTCAACCCCACCAGTGCCCAAGGCGCTTTCAAGAACTCGGTGGGCGGCACCAGCTTCACCGATCAGTATCTGTTCCAGCTGGCCAATGCCCAGAACTTTCTGACCATTGCCAGCGTCACCAACGTCTACCCCAAGGCCACCGACTTCATCAGCAACTTCGCGGCGTCGATATACAACTTTGGAGTTGACAATCTGTTCGGCACCAGCGACGATGCGCTGCTGTTCGGCCCTGAAGGGGCAGCACCCTGCGGCTCTATGTGCCAGTTTGTAGCCGGGGCTGCCATTCTGCCTGCGGGCAACTACTACGCCCAGTTCACCGGGCAGGGCGGCGGCACCTCTGGCTATGGTGGCAACATCGCGGTCAGCGCCGTGCCAATCCCGGCAGCGCTGCCGCTGTTTGGCACCGCGCTTGGTGGGTTGTTCCTGCTCAAGAAAAAGCACCGCGCCCGCAAGGGTGCCAACGCCTTCACGGCTGCCTAACTGCCCCCGCCTAATGGGTAGCTTGTGAAAGGGGACGGCCTTTTGTTAACCCCCGAGAGGCCGTCCCTCCCCTTACTTGACGTTGATGCGCACCAGCAGCGGTATGCCGCCCACGTCAAAGTCCCACGCCAGCTTGACCACCTCATACATCTTGCCGTCGATCACCACGGTGTCGCCCTGACGCGGGTGTGAACTCATGCCGCATGACTTCACGAAGCCTTGGTCAGTGTAGAAATCAGTTGGTATCGCGGTAGCTGCGTTTTCAGACATTTCTCAAAACCTCACAGACGGGCCGTGCAGACGTTTCTGAGCGGTGCCCCGGCCACAGACACCACCCAGCCCTACAAAACGCGCTGGCGGGGCTGCTAGGCACCCCAGCGGGCACGCTAAATGCCGCTAGTGATCACATGAATGGTTGGTATGCCAAAAAGCAGTGCCGCAACCATGTACAGGGCGACCAGCCCCACCACCACCATGTACCCCTTTTGTACCGTAGCTGGCACCGGCATGGCCATCAGTGACAGCCCCCACACGATGACAGCCCCCACCAGCATCATGATGGCCACCACCAGAGCTATGTTGAGCAGACCAAGTACCAGACCAGTAAGGGTCATCACGTTCTCCTTAAACCCAAGCGCTACCAGTCCACGTCTTGGGCGGCTTGGTTGCCCATGCGCTGCCAGTCCATACCTTGACCGGTTTCTGTTGCCATGCGGTGCCCATCCAGACACCTATGCCACCTGTAGTACCCACCGCCGTGGCCGTGCCGGTCACCGCTGCGGTCCACACGCCCGCAGGGGTGACAGTGACGGCCTGCTTGGTGGTGACGGTGACCGTGCCCAGCTGCGCCTGCGCCGTGACGGCCACAGGTGCTGCCGTGATGCTGCCACCGGCTGAGACGCTGGCCCCACCCAGAGCCGTGGCCGCCGCCACGCCCACCGGCATGACGTTGACGTTGATCTTGGCGGTGACGGTGACCGCGCCCAGCGCCGTGGTGACCACCGTGCCCGCAGGCATGGTGCTGATGTTGATCTTGGCGCTGGCTGTGGATACACCCAGCTGGCTGGCCGCAGCAACGCCCACAGGCGTGACAGTGACATTCTGCTTGGCGGTGGCCGCTGGCGTGCCTGCCTGCGCGCTGGCGGTGACGCCAGCTGGTGTGATGCTAATGCTGCCGCCAGCTGAAGCGCTGGCCCCGCCCAACGCCGCTGCGGCGCTGACCCCGGTGACCGCCACAGCTACGGTTTGCTTGCCCAGAGCCGTGGCGGCACCCAGTGCAGACGCTGCTGTAAGGCCGTTAGGCGTCACCGACGTGCTGACACTGACAGATGGTGTCCCCACCTGCGTGGCAGCGCTGTTGCCGCTGGCGGGTGTTGACACGTTCTGCTGGCCGGTAGCCGTAGCGGTACCGGTAGTGGCGGTCAATGCCAATCCAGTTGGCTGTGTGCTGACCCCACCGCCGACTGCTACGCTCACTCCCCCGGTTGTGGCAGACGCGCTGACCCCTGCTGGCGTGACGTTTACGTTGGTGATGACTTCCCACGGGAAGTAATGCTCGCGGCCCGTGCGATCCCACTTCTGGCCGGGCAGGCGCTCACCATGCTGAATGTAGGTTGAGTTGGCACCGGGTATGATGTCAGGGGCACCGGGCGTGGTGACGCCGGGCAGAATGTCAAATTGCTCTGCGAGGTTGGTGACGGCAGTGCCGCTGGCCGGGGCTGCGAAGACGGTTGCGTAGTTGGCTTGTGATACGAGCTTATTTTGCGCGTAGCCTGTTGATGGTGTCCTGACTATTGTGCCGATCTGGTTAACGTCAGGGCCAACCATGTTGGCAACATTATACTGGATATCATGTCCGCTTGGGTTCACCGGGTAGATCGTGCCGTTGCCCAGTGCGCCCTGCGTGTCTTGAACGGCAGTGTTGTTACGGATGATTGCATTGACCCACCCACCGGGGTTGATCAGGTTGGCCTGCTCGGCCATGACGACCAAGTTGCCGGCGATCACGGCGTCACGGACTTCGTGGATCGCCATCTGCGGCCCAGCGGCAACGTTCTGCGGTATTGAGACGGCAACGGTAAAGGTGCCCGTCGCCGTGCCGCTCAGAAGCGGGAACACGATCTGCGTGCCGGGCGCAACGCCCGCACCGTAGACCATCATGCCATCAGTGATGGCAACCGCGCGCCCGCCGCTGTTGGCAATAGTGCCGCGATCAGTGACCGTCAGCGTTGTGTCGGTGATCGAGCCAATGATCCACGTCGCCGGGTTGGGGCCACCAAACGGGATGCCCTGCGCGCCGTGGCTGGAGTTCGCCGGGTCGATCACATAATCGCCCTGCTGGAGGCGATTGCCGATGACCCGGACGTTGGTGGCGGTCATAGATGCGTTTGCAAACTGACAGCAGTCAGGATGCAAATCGTTGTTGGGTCCGAACAGTCCGGGCGTATGGATGCGTATGTCGTAGATGTGGTTGTAGGCAATTAGCTGACGGTCGGCTGGGTTCACTCCGATGCAATCGGCATACCAATGATAAAGGTTGTTACCTACGACTGCCGTATCGGTAGACCTTGACGTTACGAGACCGGCACCGAGCGAGATGCCGCACGCGACATGGTGAATGTCATTATCCTGTATCCATGCCGGGCCGGTAGCTGAATAAATGCCGGAATACTGCTGCATCCCATCAGCAAGGGCTTCGTCATACTGGCTGGATACATCATTTTCATCAAAAGCAACCGTGTGACCGCCCAGATCACATACAAGGCCGCATAGGTTGAATGCCGTTGAGCCGGGGTAGACAAATGTGGTCAGCGGCGTGAATACGATTTTCAAACCCTTGACGCGGATGTACATCGCGCCGCCGTGGACGCTACCGCCATTGCCGCGAATGCGGATTTTACTGGCGACCGGGTTGGCACCGGCGTGCTTGGTGATCGTGATGAAGCTGCCGGTATCCAGATCATAGCCTTGATCAGGCTGGTCGGGGTTATAGAGTGATGGCGGCACCCATGTACCGTCAATCGCACCCTCAGCTGCGGCGCGGAAGATATCCACGTTTTGCAGCGGGTTGTACGGGCCGTCGCCGGTACGCAACAGGATATTGTCACCAAACGCCAGTTCCGGTCTGCGGTACGCTGCGGCAACCTCTGCTATGTCTGAGGCTGAATACGACACCGCAAGGTCATTGCCGTCAGCGTCAAGGCCGCTTGACTTGATGGTGACGTTGATTGTGCCCAGAGCCGTAGCAACTGACAGCACCTTGTTGTGGTCTGCAAGCGGCGCACCATTGGCAACGATCTTGCCACCGGGCGCGGTCCACGTGCGCGTGCAGCCAACTTGGCTGACGATGCTGGTGACAGCAACCTCAGCGTCAAGAGTGTCCAGAGGCCGCCAATCACCCGCACTGGCCAGCGTCTTGCCGCCGATCTCCATGATCTGGTCAACAATGCCGATGCCTGCCGTGGCCGTGACCGTGCCCAGAGCCCCAGCGGCGCTGACGCCCGCTGGCGTGACGCTGGCACTGAGGCCACCCGTGACGGTGACCGCGCCCAGCAGAGCCCCAGCGGCCTCCCCGGTTGGGCTGACAGTGACGTTGACCGGTACAGCCGCGTCTTCACCGTACCAGTTGTCGTAACCGGCAGGGTTATCCGGGGGAGCCGTGTTGATGCGTACGACATCGCTGTTGTTGATTTCGGCATAGACTGCGTAGTTGAGACCGGGGTCAAGGCTGAAGCCGTTGGGTGCACTAGCGCCCGTGGCTGTGGCGGTGCCCAGCGCCGTAGCCGCGCTGACACTGCTCGGCGTGGTGCTGATGTTGGTTTTGCCGGTGGCCGTGGCGGTGCCTAGAGACGTGCCAGCGCTGACGCCCGCTGGCGTTGTGCTGACACTGCCGCCAGCTGAGGCGCTGACGGTGCCTAGCGCCGTGGCTGCCGCCACGCTCGCAGGCGTAGTGCTGATGTTGGTCTTGCCGGTGGCCGTAGCGGTGCCCAGCGCTGTGGCTGCGGCCACGCTCGCAGGCGTGGTGCTGACGTTGGTGACGCCCGTGGCCGTGGCAGTGCCTAGAGCCATGGCGGCGCTGACGCCCGCTGGTGTGACGCTGACGTTGACAACTGTACTGGTGGTGACGGTGACCGCACCCGCAGCCGTTGCAGCGCTGACGCCCGCAGGTGTGGTGCTGACGTTGGTAACGCCCGTGGCCGTGGCGGTGCCCGCCTGTGCGCTAGCGCTGACGCCAGTGCCCGTGATGTTGGCTTTGCCGCTGACTGTTGGTGTGCCCAGAGCCGTGGCTGCCGTCTGGCCGGTGGCGCTGGTGCTGACCTTGACGCTTGCCGTGGCCGTGCCCAGCGCCGTGGTTGCTGCAACACCCGTGGCATCAATGCTGACGTTCTGCGCAGCGGTGACGCTGGCCGTGCCTACCGCTGTTGCCGCGCTGACGCCCGTTGGCGTGACGGTGACGTTGGGGTCAACGGTGAGCGCTTCGCCCATCCATGACAGGAACCCTGACGGTGTGGTCTGCGTGAGTTCGGCAGCTTCCGTGCGAATGGTGGCGTTGAACGCCCCGGCGGCGTCCGTATACATGAAGACCGCCTGCGCGCCGCTTGTCGCGGAACTCATCCCGCCAACGCCGGTCGCCGGGTTGGCGGTGCCGCTGTTGTTCCAGTTTCCGCTGTTCTTCCTTATCCAAAACAGATCATTATCAAGGTCCGCAGCAATGCTTATGATATCGCCAGACGTATATGTCCCTATCGAATTTATATAGCCCGCGTTACCATAGGCATCGCCAGCATTTGCATAGCGTATTCCATTGTTAGCACTTGTAATAACCGCTGCGGATGTAACCGCAGTGCTCTTACAAATACCAACGAAAACCGTAGTTGGGGCGGCTGTGGTTAACGATATCTCTACATAGCACTTCCCTGTGGTCTGATACGATGTTGATTTAACGTGAGAAACGGCACCCGCCGCATGTGTGGCGGTCTTGTCACTGTTTGAAAGCGTGACACCGGCCGACAGGTCGTTGGCATTCCACGCATCCGCCGTTGACGGCGGCGCGAGCTTGAACGCCCCGGCGATAACGACATGACCGGCAGCAAGCGAGGCAGTGGCGCTCAGGTTGCCTGTTGCGCCAGCAGCCGCCTTGACTGCATCGAAGATGGCCAGCGACGTGTCAGCGCCAGTAACGGTGTTGCTGTCGGCGCGTTCGGTCCATGTATCCGTCTTCGGCGCGGTTGTGGTGTCGGTCGCACCGCTGGGGAACCCCGGAATATTCGCCCCGAAAGACGACCACGCAGCTTCTTGCCCGCCAGCGCACATGGCGACGATGAGGTCATCATCCTGTGTCGTCGTCAGGCCGGTGACGCTGACTGCCGTGATGGCGCTGGCCGTGGCAACCGTGGTTGAAGCATCGAGCGGCGAAGTCTGCGCGTTGCCGCGATAAGCGACAATCCGTCCCAGAGCCAAACTCGCGAACGTTGGATTAAATACCAAGCTCGGCGCTGACGCTCCCCGTATTGCATAGCACATACAACCGTCTGCAAGTGCAGAGGTGTTCGTCGACGTGTTGCCTTGACCTTTGTTGCCGACAAACGTCCACCCAGTAGGCGGTGCGGTCAAAACTCCGTTTGTCGCGCTTAAACCTCGACCGGCGATACAGGCCACCAGCAGATCACCGGCCTGGACGCCCGCCGGTTCGGTCAACGTCAGCGTTGTGGTGGCGGTCTCAGCAACGGCACCTACGCCAACGAGGGACCACGGCCCGGCCAAGACAAGCTGTGGCCTGCTCGCCGCCGCTGCGGCCATTGTGGAAATGGTAATCCCATCCGTAGAAGGTGGAGCAACTGCCGTTCGCTGCTTTTGTGAATGGACCAGCAGGATGGTCGCGCTGCTCCTCGACATAGAAGTCGTATTGATGGGAATCGAGAAACTGCCGGTTGCGGTTGGGCCCGCTGCTGTGCCCAATAAAGGGAACGATGCAAGACTATCGCCAGCTATCAGGTTCGCTGCTGATGAAACCTCACGAACTTCTAGGGTATCCGCATTTGCTGCGTTTGCGGCAGTTGCACTGAGAGTTAATGTAGCATTAGTCCCTACCGGGATTGCCCGTGTATCAATTGTCAAAAAATACTGAGCACAAGCGTATGGGCCAGCGACACCGCGCTGACCAAGCCGGGTTGTAGCTCCCGGCGTTGCGGTTGGCCCCGTCTCATTTCTAATTGTCGCGTAGGTGCCGATGGATGTTTCAGCGGCCTTGTCAGAAGTTGGGACAATTGGAGCAAGGTAAACCGACATCAGACAGGCCCCTGCGCCGGGTCATTGTTCCACGGCCCGCCGTTGACGCGGAACCATGCCTTGCCCGCATCTATGTCTACGGCCATGCCTATCACGTCACCCTGCACCAACGGCGCAAACAGGCCCACATAGGGCGTGGTGCCTGCGGCGCGTGAGACATAGACATCCCCATTCTGGGTGATGTAGGGGCCGTTGAATATGGGTGACAGCAGACCCACTGCCGGGGCCACGCCGCCGTTGAATTTCACCTCCGCAAAATACTTGCCGTTGTTGTGCGTGACCACCGACCAAAGTTCGTTGCTGCCGGAGTTGGCTGCCGCCGTCGCTATCTTGTTGTTATCGCTGAACGTGATTTTGCCGAAGTAGTTGATGGTGCTATCCCAACCAACCGGTGGCTCAACATACAGCGCCGTGCCCAGCGCCGCGCCAGCGGCAACGCCCGTGGGGTAGACGGTGACGTTGCCCGTAGGCGGGCCTGCCTGTTGAGCGCCAAAGAATAGGCGGTACAGCGCCATGGGCTCATGCCGTGGTCAGCAGGCAGATTGCCCAGTCAGCCCACTCCTTGACGGCGGTCTGGTCCACGGCCTGCACGGCCACGGTGTCTGCGGTCATTTCAGAGGCACTGAGCGCCACCTTCACCCACATGCTGCCTGCGGGCTCAATCACCGGCAGCACGGCCAGATCAGCCAGCGCGCCGCCGTCTTTGCTGATCTTGAAGTCACCGGCTGCAATGGTGGGACTTATTCGCAAAGTGCCGCTGGTGGCATAGTCAGTCAGCGCAATGCGCATGACGAAATCTTCACCCTTCACTGGGGGATTGTACGGTGCTGCCATGTCAGGCCCCCAATGCGTAGCTGGCGCGGCTGCCAGATTTCAAAATATCACTGACGATCAGGTTCTGGTTGAGGTAGCCGTTCTTGGTCAGCGTCCAGACATTGCCGACATCTTGGACTGGCCAGCAGTTGGTAAAGCCATCTACCAAGTCATCAAATACCGACGGGAAGCTGGCATAATCCTCAATGGTGGCACCGCCAAGCCCGCCCGTGGTGGCCCATGATGTGACCACGTTGTAGGTGGTGCCGCCGTTCAAAATGAAGGGCGCAAAATACTTGGCACCAATCAATTCGTCACGGCTCTGGTTAGTCTGAGTTCCAAGCGGCAACGTGTAGAGCGGCGTGCCGTTCGGCGGCGTCGCATTGTCATAGATGCGGATGCCGGTCATCACGCCGTTGGGGACGGCGGTCATCCAGCCGCACACCTCAATATCCACAGGCGGCCTGATTTGAAAGCCTTTCAATGAAGCAGTGGCCGCAAGCACAGCGGCGTTCAATAGGCTGGCGGCAAAGCCAAAACTTTTGCCGCCCTGCATGACCACGAACGGAGGTCGGGTCTGCGCCGTGCCAGCCGTGGAATAACCGTTCACTGTGGAGTACCCGGCTTGGTTGCCCTGAAGGGTGAGGTATGCCGGTCCCGCGTTGAACGAGCAGAGTATGTTGCAATAATCGGTAGCTGGCGCAACTGCAACATTCTCAACCACAAACCACAGGGTCTCACCAATGGTTGGCGTGTAAGGCGTCGGGAAGTTGAACCTAATCCACTTGGGCGGTGCCGCGATGCCGTAGGCCGCGTCAGCGGAAGTAGCGCGTATTGTGGTCCCCGGCTGCGTCGCGCTGGTGGCGTGTTCATTACGGATGTTGCAGCGCAGCGTGATGTTGCTGCTGTTGCCGATTGCAGTATCCGCCATCACATATAAGTCAGTGATGGGGTCAGCTGAACGCGCCTGATAGCGAATTGACATAGCATTGCCCGACGTGCCGAAGACTAGCGCAGCGTTGAGCGCCACATTGGTACGCCCGCCCGACGTGCCATAGTTGCCGGACGGAAACCGCAGTCCCGTATAGTGGTTGTTGGCAAGATTGCCCAAAGGTCAGGTGATCCTGATGATGGCGTTGCCCGCCGTCTGCGCCGGAAAGCTCACCGTGAAGTCACCCGCGCTGCTGATCTTGTCACCACCAAAGCTCAGCACCGCCACGTTCTTGTTGCTGTTGGTGACGTTGTAGATTTGCGCGCCGCCTGCGGTGATGGTGCTGGCCAGCCATGTCAGCGGCTGGAAACTGACGCAGCCTTCGTTACCGTTCAACACAGGCGTGATATTGGTCAACGCCTTGCCGCCCGTGGTGTAGGTGCCGGTGGCCGGGCACTCACCCGTGCTGCTGTAGGTGGCCGTGGTGGGCCCAAGCGTGGCCGCCGTTGGGTACAGCGCCATGTTGAAGACGTTGGCAGCCAGCGTGAAGTTGTGCAGTGCCAGCAAGACATCCATCTTGAACTGGTGATTGACGCCTGCGGTGATGGCCATGGGTTAGCTCCTTATGGTTTCTATGAGGGCGGCGGCTTCGTGCATCCCCGCCTTTTTCAGTTGGTAAAGCAGCGTGGTGTGGTGGCTCATCACGGCACTGTGCATGCCGTGTCTGACCGCCTGCCCCATGGCCTCCCGGTAGGCGCGGGCCTGATCGCGTATAACCGGGGGAGCCGTGTCTGACACAAAGATCAGCTGGTCAATGGTCATATCCACCCAGAAATCAACCGGGTGGCCGCCATTGCTGGTGGTGTCAACGCGGTATGCGCCCAGCGCCGTGTCGCTTGATTGACCTAGTTCGTGTCTATCCATATATCACCTATTGTTGGACTTGCTGGCGGCGCAGTGCCTACATGGATGTCAACCAGCGCGGCTGAGCCCAGTGCGGCCCACCCGGAGCTTTGCCGCCCGTAGACCTTGCCGTCAAGCGGTGCTTCACCTATGCCGCCGTGGGTGGCTATGTTGAGCAAGATGCGCTGCGCTGACAGCGGCAGGCCGGTGTCCCTGAACATAACGGGGAACTCATAGTAATTCCCTTTGTTGACGCCCGCTGCGGTGCAGTCAAAGCTGACCCATCGGGTGGCGTCATCCTTATCTTGCACAAAGATGCGGTTGCCCGCGTCAACGAGGCTGAAGCTGTTGGCGTTGTCTTTGCCTAGTGACGAACTGTTGTTTACCCAGACCTTGGTGACCAGTGGATAGCTGGCGTTGTTGAAGCGCACCTGACTGCCGGTGGGCGGTTCGGTTGCGGTGGCGCTGAACATGTATTCAAAGGTGGTGAAGCTCTGGCCGGGCTCACCAACCGGGCCTTCTGCCCCGGTGTCGCCCTTGTCACCCTGCGGCCCTTGCGGGCCGGTGTCGCCTTTGTCACCCTTGGGCCCGGTAGGCCCAACCTCACCCTGTTCACCCTGTGGTCCCGGTGGCCCACCCGCTGGGATGTCAACCATGATGGGTTTGAACAGGTCGATTACTTCAACCTCAACCAAGGCAACGGCCTGTGGCATCACCACATCTACAAAGTAGGTGGTTACCTCAATATCCGTTACGTTGATGGCGTCCATTACACCGAGTCCGTGATGTCTAGCAGCACCTCTACCTCACCTGACAGCACCGTAGTCACGTCACCGCCGCTGTGGGTCAGCTGAAGATCCCACTGGCCCTTGGTGATGGTCATGGCCTTGCTGGCCATTGCTGACAGGTAACCGTTGACGATATTGGGCTGTACGATGGTGCACTCAATGGGTGTCACCTTGCTGCCCTTGGGCTTGTCGCGTATCTCAGCCTTGACCGTCACCCCGGTCAGGTCAGCCGGGTCAGTCTTCTCAGCATCCATCCACAGCTTGAACTGCCAGCGTGTGCTGTCACCCTTGTAGATGGTCATGGGGAATATGCCGGGTATTGCCATGACTACCTCACCTGCGCCACGAGTGTGCCATTGACGGTGATATCCATGCTCTGCCCCTCAGGCACCGTGAAGGCCACCTGCGTGACGGCGGTGGCTGGTGGCCCCGGCACAACAGCCGGTGGCGGCACGTGCGCCGCAGCTGCCAGCGTCAGGGCTCTGAGAAACGTCTGGTGGTACCCGGCTATCAGGTTGCCTATGCTGACACCGTGTGACCAATTGGGCACTTTCTTCTTGTCGCCATTGATGATTTCGCGCGCCTCATAGGGGTCATCGGCAGTGGCGCTGAAGTAGCGGGCCAGCGTCTGCGGCCCCTGCTTGTCTTTGCGGAACATGCCGCGCTCCATGCCCTCAAACATGATGGCGGCGGCAATCTCAGGCACCAGCGCCTGCTTGGCGCTCTTGGCAAGGTCAACTGCTGTGCTGGGGAACAACGGATCAACCAGCGGCGTCATTTTCTCGTAATTATCTTTCCACGTCAGCTGCACGAAGCCCCTGCCGTAGTAGGTCTCCCCGGTTATTCTATCTGGTACGCCATAGGGCATGCCCTTGCCCTTGCCGTATTCCTCTATAGGCATCATAGTGCTGGCCGTCTCATGCATGGTGGTGGCCAGTTCATAGGCAAGGTACCGGAAGTCTTGGGTGTGGCGGGTGTCCTCCCACGTGTCTATGATGAACTCCTGACCGTTGACCTGATCTTGGCTCATCTTGCCGGAGAACAAGTCTTCCCTAACGGTGTCAAAGTAGACCTTGCGGCTGAACATCAGCATTGGGGCGGATCTTCCGGCTTAGCCTTTTCCACGAAATACACTGACAGGTAGTAGAACAGCGCCACGCCCAGACAGCTTTGGCCCAAGCCCATGAACAGGTCGCACCACTTGCCTTCATCAAACACGAACGCAATCACACTCAGCGCTGTGCCCACCGCCGCCAGCACTATAGTCAATGAGTGATCGCGCCAGAACCTCATCATTGCGGTTTTTTCAGATACTGGTCAATGAGCCGGTCAATCTGGGCGGAGTTTTTATCAATCTTTTCCTCTATTACGGTGATGCGCTGCTTCATTTCATCCATCCGGGCCACGGTGTACTCAGCGCCTCTAGTTTCCATGATTGACACGCGCGTTTCCAGCTTGACCATGTAGGCCAGAATGCTGGCACCCGCCGTGCTGAACGCAATCAGCTGCGCCAGCAAAAAATAGATCAGCGTTGAATTTTCCCTGAGCCAACTGGTACCACTTTCAGGTCTTGGGTTTTCCACCATCCTTGGATGCTCCGCCAATCTTGGGCATCAGGTTGCGTGCCTCAGTCACGGCGGCCTGCGCAGTTTCAGCTGATCTGGTCACCTCAGCCACAAGCTCCTGCACTTTGCGCACCTGCATGCTGGTTGCGCCAAACGCCGCCGCGCGCTTGCCCCAGATGGACAACAGGGCGGCTTCAATATCCTCATCACGCACAGCATCCACGCTCTCCTCAAGCGCGGTGGTGACCGGCTGGCTGGCCGCCGCCACGTGCAGCGCCAGCAGGCTGGCGTTCTCACCGCCCCTGAAGATGTGTTCAGCATAGGCCATGGCGTTCAGGTCTTCCGGGGAGTCACTGGCCTTCTGTTGTGCCACCTTCATGGCCATGAAGGCCACCCGCTGGCAGAACACGCGGTTGCTGAGCTTGATAATCAGGTCACTGCTGGTCATGGAATATATCCTCTATGGTTTCAGCGCCGGTCAGTTCAAACACCGGCTCTGGTGCCGCCGCCGCAGGTATGGGCTCAAGGTTCCACTGGTCGGCCTCAGGGTCAAAGATGGCCCGCTGGCCGGGCGGTATGTCTTCAGGCGGGGCCTTGGGCGTGCTGTGGGCGGGCAGTATCCACTTGTCTGGCTGAAGCGGGTCCACGTCAGCCCGGTCTTCACCAATCAACCCCCCGGTTACCCGGTTGTAGCTGTAGACCCTGAGTGGCGCGACCATGGTGGCTCCTTAATACTTGATGCAGGCCAACAGGGCCACGTTCTTGGGGCGCGTCTCAGTGCCGCCCGCAGCCGTGACCGTGATGGGGTGGGTGTGGCCGGTATGGCTGCTGGTGGTGCCGCCAATGGCGTGGGTGTGCGCGCCTGCCGCGCTGGTGGGCGGGTTGGTGGCGTAGCCCGCGCCCTGACCCAGCCCAAAGGCATAGGTGTCTATCAGGTTAGGCACCCTGCCGGGCACGGTGTGCGCGTGGCTGCCCGCGCTGTTTGAGGTATCGCTGAAAGTGTGGCTGTGAGCGCTGCCGCCGATGGCGCTTGATGCCGTGTGGCCGTGGCTCTGGAAGTCATCATCCTGCAAGCTGCCAATGGTGCGGCCCACGTCAATGTTGTGGCTGTTGTCCCACGCGCGGATGAAGCGCCCGCGCCCGTCAGGCACGCGGAACGTGTTGAGGCCATCGCCGCTTGAGAATTTGCCCTCAGTCCATGCGCTCTCAGTGACCATGTTGCCGCTGACCTGAGCAAAGCCCCACAGGCCGCTGTAGAAGGTGCGGTCAAGCAGGCCGCCGTTCAACCGTATGAACCCGGCAGGTGGGTTGACGGCAGGCACGTAGACCACGCCCCCTACCGGGAAGTCTGAGAGGCCACCGCTGTTCTGGTCCGTATATAACTGTGCTCCATCGTAGAAAATGGTACAGCTGCTACCGGCGCTCATTGTCTTGACGGTTGCGCCGTCAATAAGTTCAGCGCCAAACGGGTTGATGGTGGCGGCCACGTTGCGGGCCACCACGCGTACCCACCAGCCCGGCAGCAAGCTGCTGATGGGGTCTATGGCCACCGTCTGCGCCGCCGCGCCCGCCAGATTGAACAGCGTGCCCCAGTCAGACAGGTGCGCCACTGCGCCTGCGGTGACTGACTTGGCAAAGTTGCCCGCCGAGCTGTAGCGGTGCGCCACCGGGTCAATGAAGCCCCTCAGCGTGCTGACAACACCATCCCAGACATAATCTTCCCATGGCACGTTGACATCGTTGATCCACTGCAAGCCCGCCACCTTGTAGGTGGGCACCGCAGGCCCCTTGTGGTTTGAATGCACGGCATCACGCCACGCGTTCAGGTCAGATGCCAGACCAGCGCCTGACTTGGTGGTGGCAACGATTGTGCCGAAATTAGATTGCGTCATTGCGTGCGTCCCCAGCCTTTGGCCATCCAGTCAAATGTACGTGAGACAATCGTTATGGCATTAGTGACCGGATCTTGATTGCCGAAACGCACCCTGAACGACGTGGTGGTGATGGTGTCCACAGTCCAATAATCACCGGGTGACAGGCCCTGCGCCGTGATCACCACGGCGGGTTTCACACGGTATCTGCCGCCCGGATATGTCACCGTCACACCTGCGGCGGTGGCCGGGCACACCACGTCATTACCTTTCTCAATACGGTCCTGCATATCAACCCTGACCGTCAGCACCTTGACTGATGGCGTGGTGGCTGACCGTATGTCATCAGTTTCCGCATCTATATCTGCTTTGCCTCGCAGTACAAGCCGGAACTCAATGGCCCACGCCAGTATATCGCTTAGGCTGAAGGGCAGCCACGGCCCCCACGCAAAAGGCGAGCCTATCATGCTGACGCGGAACTCTGGGTTGACCGTCCATTGTGATTGATCAGTGGTGTCCAACGGGTTGACCCGTGACAATGCCAGCCAGTTGCTCATGGCTTGCAGCGGGTTGAAGCCGTAGGCGTCCATGATAATGGTCATGCGCGATGAAATCTTCTCACCGAAATCAATGCGGTTGGCAAAGTAGTATGTGCCGACCACGTTGTAGTCGGTATTAGTGGCGTTGGGTATCAGGCGCAGTTCATCGGTATCTTGCTTCAAGACACCATCCTTGACGCCGGTCCAACCGGGGTTCTCGGTGATCTGGGCCACAAAGTTGAGCGCGTTGAAGCTGGCCGTCAGGCTGCTGATTGATGCGGCGTTTTTGCTGGTCAGGCCCCATGGCTTCTTGGCCTTGATGAAGAACGTACCAGTGCGCGTGCCTGTCTGCACGCTGTTCACAGCGCTGTTGACCAGCGCTATTGACGCATTCCAGCTGGGGATGGCCACCAGTTCAGAGGCCCAGCGCAGCTCGTAGGTGACGCCTGTGCCTTCTACCTCGTCCCACCTAAAGATGGAAATGTCACCCATAACGCTGATGCGGAACCCGGTCACGTTGGGGGGCGGTGTGACCAGTTCAGTGGTGGCATGGGCGGGTGCATAGACCCAGTTGCTGAACTTGCCGTTGTCAAACACGCAGCGCACCCGCACGCGATAGACGCCGCTCTCAAGCCGCCTGATTTCTGAGGTGGTGACGTTGGGGCCCAGTGAACCGCCTGAGGTCCACACGTCATCCTCATCACTTTCTTCGCGGTACTGTATCTGGAACTGCGCCACCCGCCCGTAGGCCGGGGGCTGCCACGTCAGCAACAGGTTGGCCCAATACTGGCCGCCGCCGTCAGCATATGCGCCGTCAGTCACCCGCAGGTTGGTGGGCGGCATCAAGAACGGGTCTATGGGGGCGGTGATGCCTTCAGCATAGTCAGGGATCTGGCCAACGTCAGCGTCAGCAATCTCAGGCGCATCAGCCACCATGGTCAGGCGGTGCACCAGATTATCTTCAGGCTCAATGCCGGTGACGCGGAATATGCGGCTATCCTTGGTAGCGGTGCCAAGGCTGAACAGGTCACCCACGGCAGGCATGGGCATGGCGGTGCCCACCAGCCCTATGGTGGTGAACTCCCCCACATAGCCGGGGTCTATGGTGCGCTCAAGAAACGTGCCGTTGACCAGCCTGAACCTGACCATGTAGTTGGTCGCACCCGCCAACAGCATGCCCACGTCAGCGCTGAATGTCTGCGTAGCCGCGTCAACGCCGGTCACGCGGCCCGCGTACAGCCCGTACTGGAAGCTGTCAAAGTTGACCCTGACACGATCACCCCTTATCAGCGGCAGCGCATCCCAGCTGGTCATCAGGGTGTAGATGCCGGGGCGCAGTATGCGCTGCGCCAGATGGAAGCGCCCGTGCTTCCACACCCGGTTAGTGTGGGTCACGCCGGGTATCTCAAAGCCCTCAAGCAGCGTGGCGTTGGTCTTGTCGTAGCCGTCATTGTAGACGACACGCTCATTCTCACGCCAGCCAGTCAGTTCATCAGGAAATCGTATCCGGTACGCGTGCGGTATGGGCTCAAGGTCACGCTGCTCCTCAAAGTTCCATGAATTGCGCGGCGTGAACAACTGGCTGATAGGTACGTCCTGTTCATCCCAGACCACAGACCACTTGCCATCCTTGAACACCGGCATGGCGCGGCCCGCCGCGCAGATTTCAGTGATCAGGTCATAGACGCTCATCTGGCTGAGCAAAATCTTGTCATAGCGCCAGTCCTGCGCCACGCAGTAGGTCCACCACTTCTGAAGCGCGGGCAGATCAATCTGGGTGATGGCATAGGGCCGCCTGTTGGCCTTGCACGTCAGCACGTGCCTGAACAGGTCTGGAGGCCGCCGTGAGGGCGTGTTGGCCACCCATGTGGTGCCGTTGAAGGCAGTGACCCTTGACTGCACCACCACGTTGTAGGTGTCCACCACCTGATTGAGGCGGCCAGAGGCGCGCACCCTGATGGCCGTGAAACTCAGCGGCGCGTCACTGAACGTCACCGGTTCACCCGTGCGGAAGCTGCGGATGGCAGTCCACTGCACTTCATCAAGGCCAGTCCAGTTGAACTCAGCCCACTTGTCAACGTCAGGCTCTTCGCTAGCCTTGTGGACACGCACCTCATATGACCCTGCCGCAGGCAGGTTGATGACATGGGTTTTACGGATAGTCTTCTGCGTTCTGGCCTTGAAGTTCAGACTGAGGTTGCCTGACCACGCGCCCGCAGGCGGCACGTTGCCTTCACCGGCTGCTTTGCGCCAGTTCATGATGATGTTGACGCCGCGCTCAAGGCGCTTGCCTTCTTCGTCAATATTGCAAAGACCCTGCGGCCACATGAAGTCCAGCGCTACTGACACGGTGTCGGTAGCGGTGGCTTCAACCAAAGGCGGGTCAGGCAACTTGAGGTCTTTGGCGAATGGCCGGTCAATGACGCTCTTGGGATACAGCGTGGTGTCAGTATCGGTGACATAACCTTCACGATGCTGTATCTCAGCCTCGGTAAAAGTGCTGACCAGCGTTTCACCGATCTTGGCAGTGTTTTCCTCAATATCAAGCGGGCCATAGCCGTTGCAGAACAGCTGGCGCAGGTACTGCTCGTCACCCACGGTTTCAGTATAGGGGCTGGCGGCCAGCGGTGGCGTCATGCGATGCCTGCCCAGCACCAGCGGTATGGGCTGCCACTGGCTGATCTCGTTACGGCTGCCTACGATTGAGTAGACCGCCTTGCGGTCACTGACATCAGGCTTGGGCTGCTTGGGCGCGAACAGCTTGCTCAGCAGAAACTTCAGACCCATGGTGATACCGGCCATCAGCAGCTGGCCAAAGAAGCCCAGACTAGTGATGAACGTGCTGAAGGTGCCCAGCAGCGGTATCAGCGCAAACAATGGCCCCTCAGCCACCGGGCGGGCCACCGCCGTGGTGCCTGCCTTGAGGCGCACGCGGTCCCACATATGCTCAGGCACGGCGGTGCCGTCTTGCAGGAATATGGTGAAGTTGTGCCGGTACTTGTTGCGCCAGCCGCTATCCTCTAGGCTTAGATCAAGTGCTTCGGTAATGCTGAGACCCGCAGGCACGTCACAGATATGGCGCGTGCTGCGCAGTGCATGCTCAAATAGAAAGAACCGCGCCACCTCGCTAGGTGCGTACACCTCACCGTCAAGGGGCTCAAGCGGCTTCATGGTAGTGGTAGTATCCTTCCAAGGCGTTCTGGTATTTCAGGGTTTCGTAGCTTTCAATCACGGCACCGTATCCGTGTTCAATGTGCAGCATGCGCCCGCCACCCACAGCCACGCCAATGTGCGGACGGTTGATGAACTCAAGCAGCACCCCGTCACCCACGGCGGGCTCAGCCACGCGCACCCAGTGGTCTGGCCTGCCTTCTATCAGCCGCTTGATGATGATGCGGTCTAGGGCGCTGCCGTAGGCCCCGCTGTAGCTTGGCAAGGGTATGCCCAGCACTTCTGCATAGACCAGCCTGAAAAGCCCCCAGCAGTCCGCCCCTGCCAGCGTGCGGCCACCGTCAAGCCACGGTACGCCCACAAAGTGCTCAAAGTCCCGCGCGGTGACCGGCCTTTTCACGCAAACGCCCCCGGAAAACCTGAAGGCGTGAACAGCCCGGCTGGGATGGGCTCATCCTCAGCGGCGTCAAGCCCTATGTCAAAGGTGATGATGTCGCTGTTGCGCGTGAAACCGCGCACGTCCATCAGCGGGAACGGTATCTGCACCGTGCTGGGCGCAGACGCAGTAACGATATCTAGGTTGCAGGTGCCGCGCTGGATCATGGTTGACACAAAGCTGACCATGGCCCCGCTGACGTTTTCCACCATCAGCTGCATCCGGGGAGGCCGGTCAGACATGTCTGTGGGCAGGCGCAGGCTCAGCGGGCGATAGGCATATGTGCGGCCCCGGCTGACCGTGCCCCAGACCATTTCAGGGGTGGTGTCCAAGAGGGTGGTGTTGTCGCCACTGAGGTACAGCACTTCGGTAGTGTCAGGGTGGCGTAGCTCAACCAGCATGATGGGCACTTCATCAGACTGCTGTGCTTGGAATTGCTGCCTGAAGTTGAGGCTGATGGTGGTCTTGCTCATGAGGTTTCAAACAACTCAAGTTCCATGGCTACCGACCACGCATTGCCGCCCAGAAAGTTGGGTGCGGGTGGCCTGCCGTCAGGCGCAAAGCGTGACAGCGGATTGGCGGTGTTGGGCGTGGTCATGTAGGCGGTGGCGGCCTTGGTCTTTTCCATCTGCGGACTGCTGATGCGCAGCGTTACGTCAATGAAGTGGCCCGGCGTGACGCCAAGGTAGATATAGGCCCATATGCCGTTCATGCCGGTGGCCACGGGCTGCCAAGTGTGTTCGTAACGCTGGGTGTTCAGCGCAGCGGTGGTCAGCAGCGGTTTGAAGTCGGTCAGCTTGTTGATAGTAACCGGATTGTTCTGCATCAGCAGGTAGATGCCGCTGATCCATGACAGGTCACCCGCCAGATAGCGGCAATAGAGGCTCTGCGTCCATATCTCCCCGGATGCTGCCACAATGGATGGGTTGTGAAAGTAGATGTAGGTGTTGCCGGTGGCCGACCCTGAAAAGTTCACATCCACATAGGCAAGGCCGCCCTCAACGCCTACTTCAGCTACCCGCTTGGCAATGCCGTTCTGTACGCCTATGGGCCCCCAGCCGCTGGGCAGGGTGCCGGGGTTGCCCTCAACCGCGCCTGCCGTGCTGCTGTTGGGCACCCAGTTGCGGCGGTAACCGTAGCCGAACACCGGGTCAGGGAACTCAAACGGCAGCTTGCCGTCAAGCGTGCTGGTGCGCCAGAAGGTGCGCAGCGTATCCAGCTGGGTTTTCTTCATCACCATGACGCCAGACACCCGGCGCGGCATGCTGCTGATGCGGCTGCGCACCAGCGCCGGACCAAGTTCAGTATTGGTGCTGAGGCGGTTATCCGCAAAGTTGTCAGAATAGCCTTGGCTGCTGAACTGTTGCGGCAGTGACTGGGGCCAGATCAACGCCATGGCGTCACCTCATCTTCATGCGCTCTTGCAAGCCGAACTTGCTGCGCATCGCGTTGTTGGTGGCGGTGCCGCGCTGGTCCATGTTGTTGGCCTGCATGCGGTCTATGATGACTTCCAACGTCATGCCGCTCTTGTCGCGCTTTTCTTCTGTCTTTACCTGCGCGCCCACGTAGTTGTGCACGTTCACCGTGGTCTTGCCGCCCAGCGTGGCCTGCGCCGCCGCCATAGACGGGAACACCGGCTCACCCTGCCGCAGCACGGCGGGGTATTCGTCAGCGGCAAACATGTTGCCACCGTGCAGGCGCGGCGCGCTGCCCCATGGGGCCATGCTGCTGAAGTGGCGGCTGACGCGGCTGCTGACGCCCACGTTGCCGCCGTGGTAGAGCCCGGTGAAGCCGCCGCCAGCGCCCAGTATGCTCATGGTTGCGCCGGGGCTGATGTTGGTCATGAAATCAAGCGCGCCGCCGCTGCCGCCAAACATGTTCATCAACCCGCCGAACCAGCCGCTGCCGCCGCCCTGCGCGCTACTCATGAAGCTGCTGAGCGTCTTGCCCAGTTCACTCATGCCACCTGCCAGATTGCCTAGGCTGCTAGCTGTCTGCTTTGAAATGCCGTTGAGGTCGGTAAAGCCTTCAATGATCTTCTGCGAGCTTTCAGGTATCTTGTCAACGGCTTCAGTCGCCTTGGTGACGCTTTTTGTCAAGTCATCCACAGGCGCATTCTTCATGGCGTCATTGAATTTGCCTACGTAGCCCCCTGCCGTGGTGCCCAGCACATCACTACCACCACCTCTTGGCGAACCCGTAAACCACGTATTGGCCGCTCCACTCAGGCCATATTTCTTGGTATAGCCGCCAAAGATATCCTTGAAAATAGTGTCCTGTGCAGCTTTATCGCCCAATAATTCCTGCGGTGTCATGCTGACGCCCAGCGCCTGTTTTGACCAACCGGGGATATTGTTGCCCATCATCTGGTACGCGCCATAGGCGCGGTCACCCTTGGTCAACGGGCCTAGCGCGTTATAATTGCCCGCATAGCTACCGCTCTCAATCTTGCGGATGGCCGCCGCTGCCTGTGACAGGTCGCCCATGGCCACCGCCGCACCGCTACCGCCAGTGCCACCGGTCTTCAGCGAATCCACACCCACGCCCAGTATTTCAGCCAGCACACCATTGCCTGCCGGGAAATTCTGGTTGGCCGCGCCGCCGCCACCGCCCAAGAAGGCCCCGAGCAGACCGCCACCGCCACCGCCCTGACCGCCCTGCCCAAACAGGATGGTGTTGATGATGTCATCCAGCAGGCGGTCCAGTATCTTGTCTAGCGTGCGCTGGGCTGAGCCCACCAGCGCCTCAACTAGCTTCTTGCCCATGTCATCGCCGCCCGCCGTCAGCACGTCAGCAAAGCTGCCTAGGAAGTCTTTGGCCGTGCCACGGGCAAAGCTGACTAGCTCGGTTTGAGCGGCAGTGTCACGCATGACCCCAGCCTGTGGGCTATCCATACCCAGCCCGGTGCCACGCAGCCGCCGCGCTATGCCCGCCTCAGTGGCGTTCATGGTGACCAAGCTTTGCTCAAACAGCAGATCCTGCATAAGCTTCTGGTTGTTCAGCTGATCAAGCAGTTCACCGTATGCCTTGGTCTTTTCATGGATCAGGTCAAGCTCCTTTTGATCCATTTCAATACCGCGCTCCTGAGCAAATTTGCGGTATTCCTCAGTACGCTGATATTCCTCACGCAGCGCAGCCTGCTGACCAGCTGTCTTGCCCAACAGTTCAAACTCAAGTGCCTGCTTGCCCAACAGGTCATCCAGACCCTCAGTGCGCTTGCGCAGGGCGTCGGCTTCTTCCTGATTGATCTTGTCGCGCTCACGCTGAACCGCCTGACTGATGGCGCGGTCACGATCAGGGCCTTTAACTAGGTTATTTGCCTCAGCTTCAGCCCGCGCCGCCGCCAAACGCTCCTCATCAGTGCGCGCCCGCTGGCGCTGGCGCTCAGCGGCTATGCGGTCATCTTCCCGTTTCCAATCTCGCTCACGCCGCTCATTGAAGCCCTTCACCTCACTGTCAGACATGCGCTCAGAAGCAAGCCTGTCACGGATAGCCTCAGTGGCCCTGAACTGGGCTATGCGGATCTGTTCCAGCAGGTTCAGCAGGTTGACGAGTTCTTTCTCAAGCGCAATGGCTTCATTGGCTGCCTGCTGATAGCCGTTCAGCTCCCCGGTCAGGCGTATTTCATTATTGATCTGGCGCAACAGGTCAGGCGTGAGTTTGCCCTCGGCAAATGCCAAAGTCAGTTTGTTGATGGACTCTTGGAACGGTGCAAACTTGCCCGTTACAGTCATGGCCTCGTTGCCCAAGAGAAGTATGGAGTCGCGTAGATTTGAAAATGCTGCCGGGTCCAGCGCCTTAGGTAATTCTTGCTGGAAAATGCGCTCCACATCTTCACTGAATTGCTCAAGTTCAGTACGGCCTTGGCGCGATGCCTCTATCAACTTATCTATGGCGGGCTTAAATACCGCGAAACCCTCACCCATCGCTTTCATGGTTGCCGGATTGGGGCCAGCACCACCCATGATGCTAGTCATCCAACCATCTTCTGAGCGCAAGCCGCCTATGGTTGATTTGGTCAAATTTTCTATTTGCTGCTGTATGCCCTTGATGTCCATGCTGATCATGGCCTTGGCAAAGTCCTGACCGCCTGATGAAAATAGCACCTTGGACTTTTCACCAGCCGAACCGTAGGCTTCACCGAGCAGCTTGACCGACTCGGTATGCTGTTTCATGGCCTCGTCAAGGGTTTTGGTGCCCTTCTCAGCACCGGTCAGCCACTGGTACATGGCCGCGCCCACACCTACTATCAGCATGGGTAGCAACGTTGCAGGCTGCACCATGGCCATAAGGCCGCTGGCCATGCCCTTCAGGCCCGCACCAATGCCCCCGGCCCCCTGAAAGTTCATAGCCATCTGGCTGCCCTGCTGTAGGGCGATCATGGCCGGGCTCATGCCCATGGCAGCGGTAACAGCGATGTCCTGAAATTGGTACATCATGTTGTTCTGCATGGCGCGGTTGCCACCGCTTTGGTTGGCTGCACCGCCTGTCTGCCCTGACGCTGCCGCCTGCGCCTGCAAGCGCCTATAGGCTGCCGTCTGCTTGTCTATGGCCGCAGCCATTTCAACAGTGCTAAGCGCCCCCAAAGCGTTGGCCCGCTGTATCTCAGCCAGCGCCTGTGCATGCTGCGCCTCAGCCGCCGCCAGCGGCACGTACTTCATGCGCAGCTGATCTAGCTCACGCCCCAGCTTCTCAATACCGGGGATGGCCTGCCGCATCTTGTCAAAGTCAAAGCTTGGTCCCAAAGCCCCACCGCCGCTCTGACGCTGCACGGCCTGTTCAATTTTGCGAGCATACTCCGTAGCAGTGTTGCCCGCCTGTTGCAGTTGGGTGTTGGTAGTCTGGGTGAGCTTGGTGACGGCCTGTTCAGCCCGCGCCGCTGCCGGTGCAATCTTGTCAAGGTCTGCAACGGCAGCGGGGATGTTGCTGGTGTTGATAGTAATGCCAAGTTCAGGCATAGGTGCTTATCCTGTCAGTTGGCTCACTACGATTGTCATTGACGCCGCCGAATAGCGCGTCAAACAGTTCAGCGGTCAGGGGCAGGCTGCTGACTTCACTATCGGTTTCTTCTGGCTCATCCTGCTTCTTGTTGACGGCCCGGATATAGGCTTTGTCCATTTCCATAAGCAGTCTAAGCTCCGGCTGGCCCAACGTGCGCTGCGTCAGGCGGCACCACGCCTCTATCTCAGCATACTCAAGGCCCAAGGGCCCTGAGAAACCGGGTCGCCGGGTCCAACACAATTCCCGGAAATACCCGAACACATGATCAGCCGCTTCCGGCATTACTGGCTTGCGGCCAGCAACCCACGCTTCTATTCCTCTACGGCTTCTGTATTCCAGAACCCGAAAAAAGCTGAGCGCCGTCCAGCCCTTTCCGCCACCTGATCACGTATGAATGGAAAGCGCTGGTAAAGGTTGAAGGCGTTATCCTCAGTCAGTTCATAGATGCCGCCGTCAAGCTTGAACTCATTCCAGCTAATGGTGGCCACGGCCAGACCACGTGTCTGCCGGTCAAACAATTCCGCCGGGCTCAGCGGGCTGGGGTCATCAGACGCCAAACGCTCAGCCGCCATCTTCTCAACGGCCTTGCGCTGGCGCAGGCTGTCAGGCCCGGCCACCTTGATGATGATGCCCAACTTCTTGCCGTTAGGGTCACGGATGTCTA